TATACGCGTGTTTTAATTGTTTCAAAGGAGGTTCCTATAACTATGGCATATGTTGACTTCCCTGGGGGCTTGCAGGGCTCCAAAGAAAGAAAGGCATTTTGGTCGTCCAAAGAGGGACTGCTCCTAATTGCTGGATGGCGAAGAAATGGTGTGGCGCTTACGGTTATTGCGAAGGAGCATATAGGCGTCTGCATGACCACGTTCTGGAACTGGTACCACGAATCGGAGGAAATGCGCAAGGTGTGCGCAGTCGCGAAAGATGTCGCTGACTCCGCAGTCGAGGATGCTCTCTGGCGTCGAGCCGTCGGCTACGACTACTGGGAGGAGATATGGGATCTCATCGAGGGTGAGCTCAGGCTTTCCAGGAAGACCAAAAAGCATGTACCACCTGACACCAAAGCTATTATGCAGTGGCTGTTCAATCGTTTGCCGCTCCAGTGGCGTGCACTCCAAGAACCTCTCCAAGATACTCAGTACACAGAGACTATAAAGAATATACTTGTTGCTATGAAAGAAGTGGCGAATGGAGAAGCACCAAAAGAGGTGTCTGCTTCTGTGGGTGCTGGGGACACGGAGTGACGCCTTTTTAGGAAGGTACCGAGATAAAAGGGTCGCACTAATGCTCATGGGTTCAACATCCTTCCCATGGCGCGTCCCTGTCCCAGCACTGAGAGGAGAGTATATGAACTATCGAGAGACAAGAAATAGCTATTGTAACTGTGAAAAGCGCATTTATCCAGGTGTTGGACCCTTTGATATTCCGAAAATTCTGCCTCAGGAAATCGATCTTGAGGACCCACAAGTTATTGGATTCAATTACGCCAAAGGTGAGGACTTCCCCGAACAGGAAATATGTCACTTCTACTTGGATGATTACCAATTCGATCGGGTGTGGAAGGACCCAGATCTTTATGTGCCGCTGATGCAGAAATTCAAGGCGGTGCTGGCACCCGATTTCAGCCTGTATACTGACTTTCCCAAGGCAGTGCAGATTTACAACCACTATCGAAAGCATTGGGTTGCTCGGTACTGGCAGGACCATGGAGTGAAGGTTATCCCAACTATTTGCTGGAGTACCCCTGATTCTTTCGAATGGTGCCTCGACGGAGAACCACGGAACGCAACAGTGTCAATTTCCGTGGTGGGTTGTAATAAGTCGGCTCAAATGAAGAGAGACTTTTGGGTCGGGTTTAACAAAGCGGTTGAAGTGCTGACACCCAAGCGAATTCTTCTTTTTAAAGGAAACAGCCCAATAACGCTGCCAGAGTGTGGTGGTGCTGAGATTATCGAAGTCGGGTCTGGAAACCTGTCTGGTGCTAAAGCGTACAAGGACGCGATAAGCAAGTATAACAAACCAGTTGACAAAGTGGTGATTGGCGTGGTTTAATGTTGGTACAATACAAAGGAGGTAAACGCCGTGGGTGGAAGATCAGGAAGTAGTGGGATGACAAGTGCATCCTCAAGCGGTAACAGGGATGTCCAAGATGTTTTTGGTATGTCAGCCAGTACAGCGGCGCGTAACTACTGGGACAACCTAAGAATATCAACCAATGAAAAATACGATCAAGCTGAAGATGCGGCAAGGGGAGAAATGTTGGGTTTCCATCAGTATGATGTTATTCGTACACAAGCTGGCGGTAACAACCCCGATTTACTATATGGTACTGGCAGAAATGCAACGTGGAAAGAAAACTATAACAGAACAATCAACGAAAGACTTGGGGAATCGGGTCAGTCTGCTTTAAGGTCTGCTATTCAAAGTGAGGCTCAGGCGTGGTTGGATAGAAACCCACGTCCTCAAAACCCGCGTAAGAATGGGTACCGATGGAATGGTACTCGGTATGTTAAAGAATAATGCAATCGTCATTTGAACTTACGACAAAACAGGCGGAGTACATCCGCAACGCCACCCACCGATGGAATGTGGCGTGCGGCGCAGTGCGTTCTGGAAAGTCTTACTGTCAGATTTCTTACTGCATACCCTCTCGCTTGCTCGAGAGACACAATCTCCGCGGATTAAAGGTAATTCTAGGTGCTACCCGTGCCAACATCGAGAGAAATGTACTCCAGCCCCTCCGAGATATATATGGAGATTCTGCCGCCACTGCAATTAATTCGCAAAACAATTGTAGGATTTTGGGAGAAAAGGTTTACTGTATCGGCGCAGACAATGTAAGGCAGGTTGCCAAGATTCGAGGTTCTGAGATCGCATATTGTGCGATAGATGAGGCAACGGATATAAACCCCGAGGTGTTTGGGATGCTAAAGTCCAGACTTTCGCTCCCATGGTCCTGTGCCGATATAACCACCAACCCAGCGTCCCCCAACCACTGGTTCAAAGAATTCCTGGACTCCGCATCCAAAGGTGTTGATATCTACTGCCAGGACTATACGATATACGACAACCCGTTCCTGTCACGAGAATATGTGCATAACCTGGAGGCAGAATACGCGGGGTCTGTTTGGTATGACAGGTACATTCTCGGAAAGTGGACACTCGCTGAGGGCTTGATTTTTGCAAACCACGAGAAGGCGCTGGTCACCGAGATACCCTCGGGACCGCAGGAGTACGCCCTCTCGCTTGACTATGGTACATCGAACCCGTTTGCCGCTTTGCTGTGGGAACGCCACGGGCAAGTGTGGTACGCGGTAAAGGAAATATATTACTCTGGTAGAGATACAGGCGTGCAGAAGACCGACGACGAATATCTGCGCATGTTGGAGGATTTGATCGAACCAATAAAGCCCTCACTGGTAGAGAGCGGGCGCGATATGTGGGGTGGTTACCATGAATCGGTAAATCGAATCCCAGTTATCGTTGACCCATCAGCGGCGTCATTCATCGCACTACTCAGACAATCCAAGTGGTTTGCCGCTCGCGAAGCGGACAACTCCGTGCTGGATGGCATCCGCAACACGTCAACCGCGATCGAGAGAGGTTTAATCAAGGTGTCAACGTCCTGCACTGCTTGGCATAATGAGGCGCAGTCTTATGTGTGGGATGAGCATGCACTCGATGATCGACCGATCAAGGACAACGACCACCTTATGGATTCCATGCGCTATTTTGTGCAAACTATGCGACTAGTAAGGAACAACGAACCATATATATCACTATTCGGAGGAGGTATCAGATGATTACATATCAGGATTTCGAGAAATCTAACGACAAAAAGGCTTTCATAATTGACGCAATCGCCCGCCACCAGGTGGATCCGTTTACACAGACCGCCTTGGTTGCCGACCTGTACGACAGACAGCGAAACAAGACTATAAATGACTATGTAAAGATGATCTTCAACTTATTTGGGCAGTCGATGGAGGACTTCACCGCGAGCAACAACAAGATTGCAAGCAATTTCTTCCACCGCCTCAACAAGCAGAGGTGCACATACTCCTTGGGAAACGGTATCACATTTGCAAGCGCAGAGCGCGTGAAACAACCCGACGGGTCCTACATTACCAAGAACACCGTAAAGGACCGCCTTGGGAGCAAGTTCGACACCGACCTTTCAAAGCTATGTTACAAGGGTCTCATTCATGGTGTGTCCTTCGGCTTTTGGGACGTTGACCGCATGTACGTCTTCCCGATTACACAGTTTGTACCTTTGTGGGACGAGACCACGGGCAGGCTCCGTGCAGGTATCCGCTATTGGAGGCTCCATCCTGAGAAACCGCTGATAGTCGTACTCTATGAGGAGGACGGATACACCAAGTATCAGTCGGGGACTGCTGAGGGTTCAAGCGGGGAACTTATAGAGACACAGGCGAAAAAAGCCTACAAGACCACAGTACAGAAGACCGAGGTGGATGGCGTCATTGCCGAGGAGGGTGGCAACTATTCAACCCTTCCTGTCATACCCTTTTGGGGTTCGGACCTCAAGCAGAGTACGCTCATTGGTATGCGTGAGAAGATTGACTCCTTCGACCTCATCCGCTCAGGTTTCGCGAACGACCTCACAGACTGTTCCGAGGTTTATTGGATTATTGAAAACTGTGGCGGCATGAATGATGCAGACTTGGCAAGATTCCGTGACCGCCTCAAGCTCCAGCACATTGCCAGTATACAAAATGCATCCGATGGTACAAAGGCTGTACCTTACACACAGGAGATCCCGTACCAGGCAAGACAGGCATACCTTAACGACATCCGTGCTGGTGTATATGAGGATTTCGGTGGTCTTGATGTCCACACAGTAGCGGCAGGTGCTACAAACGACCATATTGCCGCGGCTTACCAGCCGCTGGACGAAGAAGCGGACGACTTCGAGTACCAGGTAATTGAATTTGTACAACAGCTCCTGGAACTCATGAATATTGATGACACACCGATCTTCAACCGTAATCGCGTTTCTAATCAGAAAGAACAGGTCGAAATGGTTGCAATGGAGGCAAATTGGCTTGACGAAGAAACAATCTTGCGCAAGCTCCCCAACATCTCCCCCGATGAGGTTGAGCAGATCATGCTCCGAAAGATGGAGGAAGGTATGTCGATGTACACTCCTGGAGAGTCTGGAGAGTCTGGAGAGTCTGGAGAGCCCGAAGAGCCTGAAGAGGATGACGAAGGGACCGCGAAACTTGTGTAATATGTCTCCTGTGCACGGGAGTATACTTCCTTGGGCTTTGTTCGTCTGAGACGACGAAGAGCCCGTCTGGCGAAGAGAGGCACCGAGAAGGGCAAAGGAGAGGCACATGACAGACGAGAGCCAAAAACGAGTTGACAGAAGAACCCGACAAATTGAGCGTAGGATAAACGAGATATACGGTCAGGCTCAAGCAGAGATCGAAGCCAAGATCGAGGAGTTTAACGCCAATTTCGAAATCAAAAACGACATCTACTGGAACCGAGTAATCAGCGGAGAAATCACCCGCGAAGATTACGATGCGTGGTATGCTGGACAGATGTTCCAATCCAACCAGTGGAACGCCCAGAGAGATCAGATCTGCGTCATATTACATGACGCGAATCAGCAGGCGGTAAATATCGTCAACGGAGGTACCATTGGCGCAATTGCCGAGGGCGGTAACTGGGCGGCATACTCCCTGGAGCATACGGCGGGTGTAAACTTCGGGTTCCCACTATACGACTCATACACAGTAACCAACTTAATCGTTAACAACCCACAGATTCTTCCTGAGTGGATGATTGACGAACCGAAAGAGTATGTTTGGAACCAACGAGCTATTAACAATTGTGTCACACAAGGCATCATACAAGGCGAGAACATAAACCAGATTGCAACGAGGATTGCTGTGGTGACTTCCAACCAGGACCGTAACCTTGCGTTAACTCATGCACGCACGTCAATGACAGCCGCACAAAATGCAGGGCGCGTGCAGAGGCTCCAAGACGCCAAAAAGATGGGTATCGAACTAGTTAAGGAGTGGATGGCGGCGTTAGACCTGCACACCCGAGACTCCCACCGCAACATGGATGGTGAACAGAGACCCGTCGGCGATCAGTGGCACCCGATAAAATTCTCTAACGGATGCAGGTATCCTGGCGATCCTCAAGGACCAGCCCGTGAGGTGTTCAACTGTAGATGTACTCTGACGGGTGATCTTAAGGGTTACCCTGATGAGTATGAGAGGTATGACGGTATTGATGGTGTTCCGATCAAAAACATGTCATATCGGGAGTGGGAGGCACTAAAGCACCCACCCATTATAGGTCAAGGCGATCTGCAGTACTAGGTGCCGTGATGGCAAATCGATTGTTAGCAGTATTTAACCCGTGATATAATAGTGTTGGGAGGTGACCTAATGGAAAATTTGCCGAGTGTCGGACTTACTGGAGACGTCGGGGGAGTCAAGATCACTAATAATAACAAGGATGAGATCCTGGCAGGACTGACGGATGCGGTTGGGAAGTCTCTTACCATGATCGGGATTAAGGCAGAAAAATACGCCAAAGCCCGCTGTCCAGTCGGAACGTCTGAGAGCACTGGTATCAAAGGGTACCGAGGTGGAACACTTCGAAACTCAATTACTTTTGCCGTCGAGGGGGATCGTTTGTACGTAGGATCGAATGTGAAGTATGCTCCTTATGTCGAGTTGGGAACTGGACCTAACTTCCAGCCTCCACCCGAGTGGGAGTCATTCGAGAGCAGTCCTGGCAGTGGTGTCGGTCATGGTTATGTTACTGCCCGTCCTTACCTCCGCCCAGCGATCGAGGACCACTTGAGCCTGTACGGACAGATAATTAAAGACAACCTTTCTTAGTGTCGTGTTGTATGACCCATTGTTGTCAATACAACACATAACCCCCAAAAGCCCCGAGACGTCTTGTCCTTCGCGTCTCGGGGTTTGTTGCATAATTACAACTGTCAATACAACACACCGATCGGAGGTCAGAGGTTGCGTTGTTGTATTGCATTGCAACATTCTTAATGATGCAATACAATACAACAGCAACAGACCTTACAACACAACACGTCAAGTTTTCGTACTTGACAGGTGGCTGTTTGTGTGGTATAATTAGAGTAGGTATAAATAACCGCATGTTCACACGTGAAAAGAACCTCACCCGAAGAAAAGGAGATGAACACATGGCACTTACGAGAGAGTTTTTAAAGGGTATGGCGTTAACCGAAGAACAGGTATCAGCCATAATTGGAGAGCACGTCAGTGTTACTACCGCATTGAAGGATCAGATCAAGGAGTACAAGGCAAGCGCCGAGAAACTCCCCGCAATCCAAAAGGAGCTAGATGATCTCAAGTCAACAGGTGGTGACTGGGAAGAGAAGTATAAGCAGGAATGTGCAGATTTTGAGAAGTATAAGCAGGATGCCGCCGCGCAGGAACAGATTGCAAAGGTCAAGACAGCCTACTCCTCACTACTCAAGGTAAACAACGTCGGTGATAAGTACATTGACAGCATACTCCGAGTTATAGATTTTTCCAAGATGGAGCTCGACACTGAAGGCAAGCTCAAGGGAGCCGATGCCTTGTCGGAGGGCATAAAATCCGATTATGGTGGATTCATCGTCAGCACTGAGACTCACGGAGCAGGAACAGAGACACCTCCTGGCGATCCCAACACGATGACAAAAGAAGCATTCGAAAAACTCTCGCTCAGCGAGAGAATGAACTACGCCAACGAGCACCCCTCAGAGGCGGCAAACTTTCTGAAGTAAAGGAGAAGTATTATGGCAGTATTTGACAGTAAGAACTGGAATTCCGAAGTTTTCGGTAAGTATCTTGAGACAGTACCCCGCGTTAAACAGAACGCATTCTTAAAGGCAGGTATCCTTCGCGGTCGTCCTGAGCTCAAGGCAATGTTGGCGGATCAGACAGGTGGTAACTACATTACAGTTCCCATGACTGGTCTTCTTGGCGGAAATGTTCTTAATTATGATGGTTCTACAAACATCACAGCTGATGGTCTTGAGACATTCCTGCAGTCAATGATTGTTATCGGTAGAGCAAAGGCATGGAAAGAGAAGGATTTCACATACGACATCACAGGTAAGAACTTCATGGAGGAAATCGGTAAGCAGGTTTCCGATTACTGGGATGGCATCGATCAGGAGACGATCCTTGCAGATCTTGAGGGCATCTTCAAGTGTACTGATGACAGCTTCGCATCCAAGCACACACTCGATATCACAGGCAGTGCTAGCAAGACAGTCGGTGCAACTACTCTGAATGATGCAGTTCAGAAGGCGGCTGGTGCTAACAAGAACATGTTCACAATGGCTATTATGCATTCTGTTGTTGCTACAACACTTGAGAACCTTCAGATTCTTGAGTACAGAAAGCAGACAGACGCAGAGGGTATTCAGAGAACAGTTGCTCTTGCGGATTGGAACGGCAGAACAGTTATGGTTGATGACGATGTTCCTACAGAGAATGTTGAGACCACAGCTGGCGTTTACGCAGTTACAGTCTCCACAGCCGCATCCGCTGGCGACAAGGTCAAGATTAATGGCGTTGAGTACACATGGATTGCAAATGGTGGAACACCTGCCGCAGGCGAGATCGCACTTCCTAGCACAAACAACGTCGCAAATGAGGCTTCCGCTCTTGTTACAGCTCTTAACGCATCCACAGATGCTAAGCTGTCACATTACACTTGGAGTAGCTCATCTGGAACAATTTCTGCAACAGAGGATTCTGGTCATTATGGCGAAGGTCCGTTTACTGCAGAGGTTACACTTGGTGAGGGTGGCTCAATGGTAATTGGTAGTGTTTCCACTACGACAGCGGCTGTTGTTAACACAAAGTACATCACATACCTGCTTGGACAGGGCGCATTTGATTACTGTGATTGCGGTGCAAAGGTTCCTAACGAGACATGGAGAGACCCTAAGGTTAACGGCGGTGAGGATATGCTCATTACAAGACAGAGAAAGCTCTTCGCTCCTCGCGGTTTCTCATTTGTACAGCCCGATACACCTCTTATTTCGCCTACAGATTCACATCTTAAGGCAAATGGTAGATGGGCAGTTGTAAAGGATACGGCTGGAACAGGTTATTTCAATTCTAAGGCTATCCCGTTCGCAAGAATCATTAGCCTTGGATAATAAGGGGTGACATATGCTGGAAGAAGTTTTAAGACATCTAAATAACTACTTTGTGATAAAAGATGGTGTTCATACTGGAAAGTATGAGATTTCTTCTAGCGCCCTCGATTTAGATTTTCTGCAGGAAAATCAGTATTTTAGGGTGGTGGGTTCCGTCTTTAATGACGGAGTTCATCAATACCCGACTGATGAGTTGGTTGACGAGACATTTAACGGAGAGGTGTGGGCGTTAGCGATTCCTAAGGCTGTAGTGGACATTTCTACAGAAATCAGCGCATGGAACACTAACAATCCACCCTCCGCATATGTCTCCGAGGCTTTCGGAGGGTATTCCCGAACGCTTGCGACGTCAGGCGGTACAGGAGCCCCTGTCTCATGGCAGGATGTCTTCCGTGGGCGTCTGAACGCATGGAGGAAGTTATGATCAATGCACCATTAATTGATTCCATGATGAAAGCTTGTGTGGTGATGGACCAGGTTACAGTCTCGGATGGCGAAGGTGGATTTACTAAGATATGGGCGGAGGGAGCTCCGTTTCAGGCGGCGATCATAAAGAACAACACACTTAATGCCAAGATTGCCGAAAAGCAGGGGGTTGCTGAGGTTTACACAGTAACCACACCTAGAGGGATCGTACTCAGTCTGATGGACGTATTCAAACGTGTTGAGGATGGAGCGATCTTCAGGGTTAAGTCTAATGCCGTTGACAGCGAGACACCCGCGGTAGCCACGTTTCAATTTGAACAGGTGTCCGCGGAGAAGTGGGAGATAGTATGACAGAGGTAGCAAGAGCATTATCAGCCTTTTGGAATGGGTTTGGTATTCCAGCGTACGTTGAGGATAGCGTCCCAAATGATGCCCAGATGCCATACATTACATACACTCTTGCAGATCCTGGTTGGGATAGCTTAACCAACATCCAGGCGCGGGTTTGGTATAAGGACACGAGCCTTGTTGGTATAGACTCAAAGGTGGCTGACATAAAGGAGGCTATTGGAGAGGGTAAGAGCATCCAAACTGATACAGGCTTTATAGTCATTAATCGGGACGTCAATTTCTCACAGCCCCAGCCGTATGACGATGCGGGGAAGTCTAATATCAAGGTCGTCTATTTGAACATGATCTTACATTCATATACGAGGAGGTAACATAATGAAATACACACAGATCCCAACAAATACATTCCAGAGCATCCAGATGAATGCAGGAATTTTTGTCGACTCATTTAATCCTGCAACGGGTGTGATCGGTAACATTATTGGCGCTACCACAGGTGGCAACAAGTTCTCCGATACTCCCTCATATAAGGACTACGGAGCGGACATAGACAACTGTCCCAAGAACACGATGGAACTCAAGAAGCTTGACTCACGTGAGGTTAAGAGCTCGGGTACGTTTGTTACTGTCACAGCATCCACCGCCAGACTACTCGCGGCGGCGGCTGATATTGATGACGAGGATAGCACACACATCATCCCTAGAAATGATCTCAGTGTGGGTGATTTCCAGGATTTCTGGTGGATTGGTGACTATTCAGATGTCAATGATGGAACCAACGCTGGATTTATTACTATCCACATGAAAAACACACTTTCTACGGGCGGTTTTCAGTTGCAGTCCACGGATAAGGATAAGGGTAAATTTACATATGAGTACACATGTCATTACTCGATTACAAATCCCGACTCGGTTCCTTACGAGATGTACGTCAAGCAGGGTAGTGGTGTTACTATCTCATTGAACAAGAGCACGACTTCGATCGATGTCGGGTCTAATGAGACACTTACTGCCACAGTAACACCTAACGATGCTACAGTTAACTGGGTATCCAGTGATCGCTCAGTGGCAACAGTAACGACCGCAGGTAAAGTTACGGGTGTTGTCGCAGGTACCGCGGTTATTACCGCTAGTGCAACTAAGGATGGTGTAGTGAAGACAGCCAAGTGCACAGTTACGATTAACGCCATCACTTAATGAGAGGAGATAAATCATGAAACGTTTGTCAGATTACAAGGGTGAGGAAGCTTTTGAGGTGTTAGCGGACATAATGGAGCCGTTGGCAGTAATATTGGCGGATGAGGAGATCCTGCCATTGGCAAGATCTAAAGCTCCTGCAATTAAGTATGTAAAGCCGATCCTCAAAAACCATAAGGAAGAACTCATGTCCGTACTTGCAAGGTTGGATGGTACACCTATTGAGGAGTACAAGGAGTCCGTAAACCTTATAACCCTTCCCGCCCAGATCATGACGTTTATTAATGATCCTCAAGTTAGGAGCCTTTTTACATTGCAGAATCAGAGGACGGAATCCTCATCTTCTGGTCCTGCTTTGGAAGGTACCAAGGAATAAAGAAGATACACCCGTTTCTACAGTTTGTAGACTCGGAGTTAAGACTTCACCACGAGGACAAGATATACAAGGTGTGCGTGACAAACATTATGCACATGGGGTTACGTGGTAAAGTACCAGCGAAGTCATACGCTGAGATCATCGGGCTGTGTAACGACACAGAGGATGAACGTACTGGGGATGAAATAGCTCGTGACGTAATAAAAAAGGCAGGACTGGAGGTAAGTGATGACATTCTTAGAACTGATGGCAACACTGGGTCTGGATGCCAGTAAATACGACCAGGGTTTGAACGATGCAGAGGACAGAGCTCAGAGCTCAGGGTCTATGATCGGTCGCGGTCTTGCTATGGCTGGTGCGGCGGCTGGCGCCGCAATTGGAGCGGCGGTGGTAGGTGTTACCAGGCTTACAGTAGCAAGCGTCCAGGCGTACGGTGAGTATGAGCAGTTAGTCGGTGGTGTTGAGAAGATCTTCGGTGATAGTGCCGATGTCGTCTCGGCATACGCCGACAACGCGTATATGACAGCAGGTCTGTCAGCCAACGCATACATGGAAACTGTCACTAGTTTCAGCGCCTCACTCTTACAGGGTTTGGGCGGTGACACTGAGGCGGCGGCAGAGATAGCAAATCAAGCATTGATTGATATGTCGGATAACGCCAACACATATGGAACTGACATGGAGTCAATCCAAAATGCATATATGGGTTTTGCCAAGGATAATTTCACCATGCTCGATAACTTGAAGCTGGGATATGGAGGCACCCGTGAGGAGATGATCCGTCTCATTAATGACTCGGGCATCCTGGAGGAGGAGATCACCAGCCTTGATAACATATCCTTCGATCAGATTATTGAGGCAATTCATGCAGTGCAGGAGCAGACCAATATAGCGGGTACCACCGCCAATGAGGCGGCAAGTACGATCCAGGGCTCGATCGGGATGCTCCAGGGTGCGTGGCAAAATTTGGTTATTGGTCTCGGTAGCGGCAACGCTGATCTGTCAACTCTCATAAATAATGTAGTTGAGAGTGCTAGGACAGCGCTCGGTAACATACTGCCCGTCGCTACACAGGCACTGAGCGGAATCGCCAGATTGGTCGGTGAAGTAGCTCCTATGATTGCAGATGAGCTCCCAGGACTCATTGATCAGATACTACCGCCTTTACTATCGGCGGCGGTTCAAATCGTGGATGCGCTGGTATCTGCATTGCCTACAATACTTAGTGCAATTAGCGGTATATTACCAGACTTGCTTAATACGCTTATACCAACTATACTTTCTATGATCCCGCAATTGGTCATCGTTGGTGGTGAGTTGTTGATGGGTTTGATGCAGGGCACCATGGACAGCGCAGATCTCCTGATGTCAGCTATCACCGACATAATATTCATGATGGCTAATGAGATCATGACCCCTGATAACATATCTAGTTTTGTAGAGATGACAACTCAGATGATACTTATCGTGTCCGAGGCGATCCTGGAGAACGCCCCATTAATCCTGGCATCCGCGGTCATGATTGTTGCCAATGTAGTAACTGCACTGGCGGAGTCTTTACCCGACATCCTGGACCAAATTATAATGTTTATTGTTCATCTCGGAGATCAACTCGGTCAGTATTTATGGGATGTGTACGGGGATCAATTGGTGGTCGTTGCTCAAGGCATGCAGGAGATCTGGAACAATATCGTTGAGAAGGTAGAAAATATAAAGACATCGGTATCAGATGCCTTTACCGCAATTACGGACTGGGTGACCAATGGTATTGACGGGTGGGTATCGTTCTTTGAAGATGGTTTCAATAACATTTGGTCTGTCGTGACTGGCATACTAAATAACGTGCTCGGTACATTCTCATCAATCTTCGATAATATTAAGGGTGTCGTATCTGGTGGGATTCAGGTGTTGATCGATTTGTTTGACTTTGACTGGAGCCTCCCTAATATCGCTCTTCCCCATTTCAATATTCAGGGCGGTGAAGTTCCTTGGGGTATTGGTGGTCAGGGTACCATTCCCTCTATTTCGGTGGACTGGTACGCTAAAGCCTACGGACAGCCTTATTTACTGGACGGAGCCACTATTTTTGGTGCTATGGGTGGTAAGATGCTCGGCGGCGGTGAAGGGTCAGGTAAGGAACTTATCGTCGGTTGGGATGAACTGATGAAACGGATCGATGATCACGCGTCCCCTGTAATACATGTCCATGTAAACATAGGTGAGACCGAGATCGAGGATTTTATGGTTGATGTTAAGCAGAATACAGATTTCTTATCGGGAGGTAGAGCATAATGGCAATCGTGAACAACAACGCAGTCTTGCTCAAGAATTATCCGATAAAGTTCGGGAACACAGCCCTTGATTTCTTTCCTCAGTTAAGTAGACAGATATCAAAGGTTGTTAATAAGCAACAGAGTGAAGGCGGCAAGGATCTAGTACAGACAATCCGTGTTAAGAAGTTTTCATTTCCGCTGTCATGCTCAGTGGCGGATGACACTTGGTGTGGTTTCTTCGAACAGTACTATGAGATGGACTCATTTGTGCTGTCTGTATATTCTACCCGTACTCACGCATACGAGACGCATACAGTTAGGATGGAGGGTTTATCCATTGTCCAGCAAAAAGGCAGTGAGGATCTTACATCCGTGACGGGAACTTGGAATGTGTCATTTACACTGGAGGAGTTCTGATGGCATACAGGGTATCACAAGCATATCTTACTAAGCTATACAGTGGTAGCATCCGCAGACGCATACGCGGGACTGTTGGTAACATACCCTTCACTGAGGATGATATCCTGGCGGGATCGTTCATGTATAGCGATAAATGTGTTAACTCATCGGATATAAACCTTGGAGGAGTATTCATCGGTCAATTTAAGTGTACATTCCTCCCATCGTTTGCAACTAACATCCAGAGGGGATCTTGGAGGGGCAGAGTCATCACATTCACTATGGATTTGTTGGTGGATGCCGCAAACGATATTTGGGAGTCCGTCCCTTGCAAACCCTACAAGATAGATGAGGCAAACCATAGCAAGAGCGGAGTTGCTGTTACCGCATATGACGCGATGTACAGCTTCGATAAACCTTTTAACATGGACACGACGGCGGGCTCCGTTTATGATTTTTTGGTGTTTGCGTGCCAGACATGTGGCGTTGTACTTGGGATGACTCAGGCGCAGACGGAGGCACTACCGAACGGCACGGAGACATTGGCTCTTTACTTGAGTAATGATGTTGACACGTGGAGAGACTTCATAAGTTGGGTCGCGGTCACCGTTGGAGGGTTTGCTACTATTAACCGCGAGGGTAGACTGGAGCTTCGCGTGTGGCACCAGACCCCAGATGTTACAATTGATGTGGATGATCGTTTTACTGGCGGATCGTGGTCTGATTTCTCCACCTATTACACTGGTCTTTCGATCGTAAACATGGAGACTGAGGAAACATGGTACTATAGCGTGGATCCCGACATAGGCTTAACGATGAAGTTGGGTAACAACCCCCTGATGCAGTACGGCATCAATGAGACAATCCAACGTCAGAGGATGGCAGTGTTAACTGCTCTCCAGGAGTTTAATTACGTGCCGTTTAGTTCTACTTCTTTTATAGATCCGTTTATAGATCTTGGCGATGTCGTGTCGTATATTAACGGATTGGCAGGAGGAAGTGGGGGATCACTCGGGTGCGTGCATAGCTTGCAGTTCAACTACAATAAAGGTATGAAGTTGATCGGGTATGGCAAAAATCCAGCCCTGTTTGGGGCTCAGAGCAAGACCAATAAGAATATGTCTGGACTGCTCTCCAGACAGGATGAGGCAATGATCGTAACGCACACCTACACAAACTCATCTAAGATAGAATTGAGTGATGGTACGCCGACATCTATTGTCCGAATGAGATTTGCCACGATCAGTGCAAAGGTGATCAAACTTCTTACTAGTATCCAGCTGGACACGGAGGCAGATCCCCAGGGTGACGGTATAGTGACCGCCACATCGTATTATTACTTGAATGGTAGTCTCTTATCGCACAGTCCCATGACTTCCTGGAACAACGATGGCACACATATTATACCGCTCCTTTATTGGCTCCAGAACCTTGAAGGTGGTAGGGCTTACACATGGGAGGTTGCGCTTGAAGTCGATGGTGGAACCGCAACGATTAACGCGGACTGGATACATGCAATCCTGGAAGCTCAGGGACTTGTAGCTGAGGAAGAGTGGGGCGGCGCTCTCGAATG